TTTTTGTCCACAAATCGTAGGCTTTTCCAGACCCGCCTTTCGGCCCCATGCCGCGCACGTTGAGGCTTGAAGTGTAGAACAAATTTTTCCCGATATCGTGTTCTTCGTCGACGGTGAGGTCATCGACTCCCAATTGCTCGAAAGTGAGGAGCCGGTCTTTCTTTCCGCTCTTCTCCTTGACCTGGGCCAGTCGGTTCTTAATCTTGTCGCGCAGGGCTTCAGCCTCTTTCACTGCCAAAGGCTTGCGGAAACTTCCGCCATCATGGCCGGTTTCTGCCAGTGCTTCCTTCACGGCTTCCTCGGCAATGGCCAGTTCCGCTTCCAGGTACCTGGTCTCGGTCGCCGGAGAGATGCCGATGAACTGAAATGAGGAGTGCGGGACGATAACCATATCCCAATCGCCGGTTGCAATTTTGGCGAATATCCGGCGGCGTTTCGCCGGGACCAGATCAGACTTGCCAGCGGCAAGCAGCTTCGCCCCGGGATAGAGTTTGTAAACGTCCTTGGCAAACTGCTCGACCAGGTGGTTCGGCACGACGACCATCGGCTTACGGGAAAGGCCCATGCGCTTCCGCTCAAGTGCCCGGGCGATGCTGGTAAAGGTCTTGCCGGAACCGACAGTGTGGTCGAAGAGAACCACATTATCGACGATGCCGCGCCATATGGCGTTCTTCTGATGCCGGCGCATGGCGATGATGGCGTCTGGCACCTTCCCGGGGAACTGCAGGTGTTGCCCATCGCGCTGCTTGGTGACCCGGACATTGAACTTGTCGTTGAAGATTTTCACCAACCTGTTCCGGCGGTCGGAATCCTTGAATACCCATGCGTCGAATTCATCCTTGATCTCGGCAGCCTTGGCTATTGCCGCGTCGGTCGCTTCCTGGTCGACATGAGATTCTCCTTCGTGGTCGGTGTAGGTGACTTTGATCGGCCGATTGTTGAGGATGGCGTCCACAAGTGCCACCGGGCTTCGCTGTTGGGTGCCCCAATTACTCGGACCGGCAGTTCTGCCTTGAACATGGAAGGTGTTCGTGGTGCGAAAATACTTCACCTCGGCCGGGCTCTTGGTCAGGTGGGAAAGGAAATCGGCATAGACATCGGCAGGGATCCACACGCCGCCGATGGTCGCCGTCACCTTGTCGGCGGTCCACGGTTCCGGCAACACCTTATCCAGGGCCTTGGCGTTCTTCTCCAGGCCTTTGGCCTTGGCAGCCTCCATCTTCCGCACAACATTGCCGCCAAGATATTCGTCGGCCGGCTCCCACCGGTCAGTTTCCGGATCGAAGAAGATGAGCGGGGTATCGAGGTCATCATGCAAGGCCTTGACGGTCTCCTCCTCGCTCTTGCCCAACAGCTCGGCAACTCTCTCGAGGCTGATTCGTCCGGACTCCGACAAGTTGATAGCCAGGGCGTCGGCGGGCGTCGCCGCCGTGGTGGCTTTTTCCACCGGGGAGATGACCCGCTTGCTCAAGATGGTGGCCTCCTCAACCATGGCCGGTTGAGGAGCTATCCCAAGTTTCTTTGCCTTGTCCTTGTCGATCGGCGGCTTGTACTTGCTTTCCAGGGAGAGAAGCAAGGCGCTGTTCGGCATGCCGGCCAGGATGTTGGCCGTCTTCTTGTCGTTGATATGCGAGTGCTCTTTCACATAGGCGTCGTACTGCCGTCGCAGTTTCGCCCGGTTGCTCTCCATCTCCTTCTCGGAAGAATCGGAGGTCTCAAGGTTGATCTGCTTGGTGAGGGTTTCGAGAAGCTGTATGGAGTCGCGAAGGCGATTATATCCGGGCTCGCCGAGTTTCATGTTGGCCGGTATGTCGCTTTCCTTCTCGAATACTTCTCGGGTTTTCTGGTTTCGCTTGGTCGCCTTGTCACCGACAACCACCTTGACCTTCTCGCCCTTCTCATCAACCTTGTCGACGTCGCGGAACCACTTGCCATCCTTGTCCATGCTGAGAGCCGATGACCAGGGAGAGGACGGTGTGATAACCCGCTTGGATAGAATGGTATCGCCGCCGTCGGTCTCGCGGTCGATAACCTGCTCCAGCTCGCCAAACTCATTGAAGGAGATGGAACCCAACTCCTGACCGGAGAGGGAAATCTTCATGGCGTCGACCATGTTTTTGAAGTACTGCGCCTGCTTGTCGGCCGGCGCCACTTCAACGGCGATATCCGCCGGCATGGTCTTGATGATCTTGTCGAGGCGCGCTGCGATGTCCTCGGACTTGTCGAGTTTCACATTGACATTGGTTCCGGACCCCCGCATGGAGCCGGATCGTTCCAATCTGCCAATAACCGCTGACTGGTTAGATTTGAAATAGGCGTTGACCCTCATCGGCTCGTTGCCGAGCGGATCTGGAATGGTGGTGGTTTCTACCCACTCCGGATCTGGCAGGGTGATCTTCTGCTCTTTGGCGGTTGCCCGGGCGGTCTCCATCGCCGAGAGTTCGCGCTCGGTGTATTTCTGCAGGAAGAGAACATCCGTCACGACATCGGTCTTGGCGTTTTCCTTGAACGCCGTATCCGGCAGCCGGATGGCGGACAGGAGTTTTCCTTTTCCCGCCAGCAGTTTTCTGACGGTGGTGTCCTTGCCGTCCATCAGGTAGCGGGAAACCACCATCACCTGCAGGCCGCCAGGTTTCAGGGCGTCCATTCCGGCCAGGAAGAACTGGTGATGAATCGAGTAGGGATTGAGGTCAGGATTGTGCGGGAAGTTGAGGCTGTCCCGCCCGAAAGGAGGATTGCCGATTACCAGGTCAAAGCTGTTCTCCGGCAAGGGCAGGTCCTGAAAACCGGAATGGAATACCGCGGCGTTCGGGTAAAGGTGCTTGGCAATGCCGGCCGTGATATTATCATACTCTACCGCCATCATGTTGGTATTGCCGGCCAGCGATTCCGGCATCAGGCCAAGGAAGTTGCCGACACCGACAGAAGGCTCCAGGATGTTGCCACCCCTGAACCCCATGCGCTCGACCGCCTTCCACATCGCATTCACGACCGGGAAACTGGTGTAATGCGCGGCCTTGGTGCTGTTCCTGGCAACTGCCAGTTCTTCGGGCGTGAGGATCTTCTCGAGTTCGGCAACACGATCTTCCCAGCCGCTTTTTACTTCGCCGGTCACGCCATTGCGGAATGAATTTGCCAGCCCGCCCCAGCCGACATACCGGGCGAGGGCGCGTTGCTCTTCCGGAGTTGCCCGGCGCTTTTCCGATTCGAGTTTCTTGAGGATTTTGATGGCGGCGAGATTGTCGTTGAACTTCACGGTCTCGCCGCCTTGACCGAGACGAACGTCTTCGGTGATGCGGAAATTTACTGCGGGAGTGGTGGCGGGGCCGCTTACTCTCTTTCCATCTCCTCTACCACTTCCTTCTCCGGCGGTAGAAGAATATACCTCGGCAGCATCACCTCTTCCGCCTCGTGGTGCTGGTACCCCGCCTGCATCAGGCTTCTTATTCCCTCCTGCGTTCTTTCGGCCGCCTTGAGCGCTTCCGCCTGCAGGAGCCCGGCCGCTTCCAGTGCCGCCGCTTCCTTCGGGAGCCACTCCTTCCAATGCATTATCGCCTGCGCCTGCAGCTGCTTCGTCGTCTGTCCGTACATCCCGCCCATCTTGCTGACCTGCTCTATTTTCGTTATCGGCATATGGTTCACCTCCCCTTTCTTCAAGCGTACTCTTGTTAGGCTCTGCTGTCAACTCGACTTCGAGGTCTCCATTCCGCACATCCTTGACGAATCTTTGCAGGTAGGGACGGATCTTGTCACCGAATTGTCCATAGAAGTAATTGATCAGTTCCTTTACGGAATACCCAAGATCCTTAACTCCATTCCAGGCATTGACGAAATGAGGCTTGGCCTTTCGATATGTCTCTTCATCGAATGCAGGTCCCATCCGGATGGTATTCGGATCGCCGAAAAGAGCAGTGAGACCGGCCATGGCGTCCTTGACCGCCGACTGCGCGGCAATGCCGCCTTCCTTGACGATCTGCCCGGCGGTCTTCTTCGGCGCCGGCGGGCTTGGCGGGCCCGCCGGGTTGCTCTTCGGCGGCCGGGGGGCGCTCGGCGCTTTCTGCTGTCTCGGTGCCTTGGTCTCGTGGTCGTTCAGCCAGGAAGAAATCGATCTCTTGATTGACGCGGCCGACATCGTGCTGGCCCATCCATGACTGTCATCACCAGTCATGATGGCTTGGCTTTCATGGATAATCCATTCCATGCCATTGTCGAACTTCGCCCTGTCGCCGGAAATACGGAAACCTACACCAGCAGCTACCGCTTCCTTGAATCGATCAAATAGCGCTTCTGGTATATCGTAATCTCCATAGGTATGGGGAATGACGATTTTCGCGAAATTTTCAGCAGGAGACAATTCAGCCCTTTCAGCCTTCGGCGGTTTCTCGGCGGCCCGCTCCCGGTCCACCTCATCAAAGAGGTTGTCGATATCGTCATCCGACATTTCCTGGAGTTGTTCCAGTGTAGACTTCGGTTCTGTCTCTGGCCTTTCCTCAACGAGACGAACGTTATCGGAAGTGGTCTCGAAAGATTTCCCGTTTTCCAGGGATATGGAAACAAGAGGTTTTTGTCTGCCGATCTGGACGAATCGGCTGACGCTTCCACGTTCGCCCTTGTTCTCGCCGTTGGTTATTACCACTTGGTCGTTGGGGTAGTAACGGTATTCCGTTGCTGTGCTATTCTCCTCGGTCTGCGATGGTTGATTTACTGAGGCAAGATCGAAACGTTTCAGGGCGAGTTCAACCGAATCCCTGGTTGCTCGAGATTCATAAAAATGACGCACGCCGATAGGTTTGCCTTTGCTGTTCACCGAGAATCTCGCAAAGTTCGTGAATCCTCCCCTGCCGTCTGGAGCACGAACAATAAATTCAGTTGACCCGTCTATACTGGTGAATTCCATGCGGGACGCTTCTCGCTCGATGGCGTCTGGCTGCTTGGTTGGGGGAACCTCTATTTCCCCATTATGCTCGGGTGGTACGAGGTCTTTAAGTATCGACGGAACAACCTTCGGCTGCACCTCGTCAAACAGGTACATCTCAGCCGAATCTTTGTCGGCCTGGCTGGGCTTGTCGATGTTGCCCCTGAACATGCGGGCGTTGTAATTGTCTCCCCGGGACTCGGCCTCGGCCAGGGCGTTTTCCATCAACCACCTGTCCACCCGCTTCAAGGTGTTCTCGGCCTTTCTGTTCGAGTCGTTTGCCACTTTCGGGAAAGGAGTGGTCTGCCGGCCGGTCGCGGTGAGGCGCACATCGCCTTCGGCCAGCATCTCGCCGGCTTTGCCGCGGGGAATGGATATCCCGGAATTTTCCAACCCTTTGACGTTTCGATTTTCGGCTCCGGAATCGGTTTTGTTTTCAACCGTTGAATCCTTGGAGGTCTGACCTGTTTTGTCCCCTGGGTCGGCGATGAGGTGCTGCTCACGAATGAACCACCCGCCATCCTTCTTGAAGGTGAACTTGTCAATGGCCTTGGCTTCTTTCCACGTAATGTCGGTGCGGACTATTCCGCGGATGGTCTTGCCTTTCTTGGTGACGTGTTCGACAAGCTGCTGCGGATTTCCGCCAAGGTTTGTCGGATTTTCCGCCAAGGTTTGTCCAGGCTGAACTGTGTCAATACTGACTATTTTATTCCCAGGATGATTCCCCTTGAACAACCCATCTTTGTCAGGATACCATAACTCAAGAGGGTTCTTCCCGATTTCCGGCTCGGTCGTAAACTCAAACCTACCATCAGAACCTCTAATTCCTGTTTTGCCGTTGGGCGAGGTGAGTATTATCTGATTGCCGCGAATAGCGATTCTCTTACTGCTGGCGCTGCTGGTCTGCCACATACCGACTTCTCTCGCTGCTTCTGGAGATATGAAGACCGTTACCGCAGACCTTTCCTTGACCCCTGAATCTTCACCGTGTTCTGGACGTTTTGCTTTATTGCGCTGGGATGTTTTTCCGTCCCAACTATAGACGCTTCCCTTCTCGGTGGTGAATGTCGTTGTCCGTGTTGCAGTCGGAACTGTCAAGTTTTCCTTGTCAGTTGGGGAGGTAGATGGTGACTCGGCCTGCCCCGGGTAAAGTTTGGCGATACCGTTTTTCGCCCACTGGTTATTGCTGTAGGCCTGCAGAACAGGAAGAGGCACCGGAAGATCAAACCGCAATGCTTCTTTTACAGATCGCGGATGAGCCGCCAGGCGGATGGCCTTTTCGTCGGTATCTGTGATCCCTGCGGTATATTCTTCAGGAGTCATTTGATATGGACTCTTTCCCCCTGTTGCCGTTCCAGAAACAGGGGCTTTCGTTTCGGCAACTGGCGTTTTCGTTCCAGGAAAGACGGTTCTTTCTCGGACGAATGCGCCTTGGCTCGGACCCTGGCCGATCACCCATTTCTTAAATACCGGCATGGCGACTCGAGTAACGGATTTGCCACCGGTCCACCCTGCTTCATAGTTGGAATTGTAGAGGGCAATGGCTTCCTGCTCGCTATTCACGCCCGCAATGATCTTGTGCTCATCGAATGAACCATCCGCCTTGTGCTGGTTGACCACATAGACATTGTCCGCTCCACCCTGATAGCCGGGCTTCACCATGATGTCGACATGATCCTTGTCGTAACCCTTTGACCCGAGAATGCGGCCGTAGTCGGCCTTCATCTCCTGGGACCATTCCTTGCCGGAGGCGTCCTTGCCGGAGCGCACCGAGCCGGCCGGGTTTTCGATGGAAAGATTCAGCCCATCGATTGAGGCCTTAGCGGTCTTGTAGTTCTCGGCTTCCTTTTGGGCTTCGGTCGGCGCGAGGTTGATGTCCTTGCCATGGACGATGGATGAAGGATTGTCGATGGTGGCCTTGGATGGAGTTGATGCTTCCGGAATAATTTGCTCTTCCGGCATGGTTTCGAAAGCCGCTGCAGCGTCATCGAGGCGCGCCTGTCGGCCCTCCACATCGGCCATTGCCGGGGTAGGTTCCTGGCCAAGAAACGCCTGGGCGGATTCTTCGGCGGTCAGCGGCCTGCCGGTGCGGTTCGCTTCCAGTTCTTCAATGGAAATTTCCTTGTCGGCCAGGCGCTGCTTCAGATTCTCGAATCGCTGCTTTCTGGTCCTGGTGTCAGCCATGCCCTGTTCGTCTTCTGCCTGCCCTGTAAGATCCCACATCAAGTCACGAGTCTCTTCCGGGAACTGCTGATTCAAGACCTCGGCGTCTATCTGGTCCCTGGCCCCTTCCGGAAGGATGGGGGAGTAGCCCTGCTGCTGGTCCGGACCATAGCCAGGCTCCTGGCCGGGAACATCGATTCCGAGATGAGCAAACACCCCTTCCTTCACAAACCGGTCTTTGGCGTCATGGGGCATCTGCGGATCATTGAAGAAATCAAGGGCGGCCTGGACCCGTTGCCCGCGGTCCTCTTCCGTTTCAATCGGGGTTCCGGTGAGTATGCCGGCGAGATGTGCGGCCGCCCTGGCGTCGGGAGACTCGACTGGGCCTGCTGCCTTGTCGTTGAGGCTCTCGTCGAGAAGTTTGTTCACCTGTTCGCCGAGCGGATCCTGGTCCAGTTCCTTGGTGCTGTCCATGAAGCTGGTGGAAAGGTGATAAGAGCCGCCACCTATACCCATGGCCGCGCCGATCAGCCCGCCCTCTGCCATGCCCTCGGGAACACCTTCTTTCCACGGGCGGCCGAGAGCGACGTTCAACCATATCTGTTCCTGGGCACTCTGCGGCATTTCTTCGAGGACGCCCTCGGTAAGACCGCTGCCAACCAAAGCCTTGGCGATATCGCCGGCCGTCATCTTCTTGCCGGTCTGTACTGCGGCACCGGCCAGGAGAGAATCAACATCCGGAAAGCCGAGTTTTTGGGCGATTGATCCACCGAGCAATGTCAACAGTCCGGTCCCGGCGCCGGCGGCAAGTGACATTCCGGACTGTCCTATCTCGAGGTCTCCGGTTTTCTCCCTGATCTCCCCGGCTGTAGAGCCGGCGGTGATGGCGCCCTCGCCTATGGCAGATGCGGCAATCCTGCCGGCAGTGGTTGCTCCAAGAACTTTCGGTGCGATTGTAGCCAAGCCGCGGGCTATGCCTGCGCCGCCTATCATTTGAGGCAGTGCCCTGGTTACACCGTGGGCGATGGTTGAAGGGTTTTCCAGCATTGCACCGCCCTTGCCGACAAACCCCTGCGCCTGCTCTACTTCCTGATTCGCTTCCTGCTGGGCGGGAGAATACCAGGACTTGACGGTATCCTGAATGCGGCCGGTTTCTCTCTGGATCGTGTTGAGAGGCTTGTCAAGGGTGCCGCCCGTGGCGATGTCAGCAAGACCAGCCGCGCCTTTCACCAGGTCGAAGCCGCCCATTGTGCCGGAAACAACCACATCCTCAAGGGTGCCGAGAACTGTTCTCTCAGGCTCTTGTGGCTGAGGGGCGTTCGCGATAGAATCCACCTGGTCGAAGGCGCTGTTGCTTTTTACTGCTGTCGCGTTTTGCACCGGAGGCGGTACCGGATCGGAAGCGTCGATAGGTGAGGATATTTGAGAATCTACATCATCAAAGATGTTGCCCATTTGATATATCCTAATTAGTTGAATTTACTCTTCAAAGTCTTGTATGAGTCGGGATCGTTTTTGGCAAGATCAAGGAGAACTGACATCTGTTCAGGTGAGGCATCGTCCTTGTTGAATCCATCGCCGAAAAGATCGTCGATATAACCTGGAGGGTACACGAACCTTCCTGTTCCTGGGCGCTGGACGCCTTTTTTGTCGAACTCAGGTTTTACATATGTCGGGACAGCACCTTTGTCCTTTCTCTCATCCTTGCTCGCCAATGTCCTCAATTCGGTGGCAATAGCGCTTTTTCTCTTCGGATCTGTATCTGGAGAGAGATATTCCTGCTGCAGTTTATTGATCGTGTCAACCTGCGCGAGTTTTCCCTGATTCAATGCGTTCAGTGAATCGGTCCTGGCCTTATCATTTTTCAGCCGTTCAGAGTTAAATTGTTGATTGGCCTGGTTGTTGGCAACCGATGCGGCGAGAGAAAGACCTTGGATCTCCCGGCCAGCTACAGCATTTTCTGTATCTGCGATAGTTTTTTGCTCGGCGATATCAAGTTCTCTCTCTTTCATACCTGTCCTTATCGCATTACGGGCATCGCGCCTTGCCGCGGCATTAGCAATGGCCTTGCTATCGGTGGTCGCCGCCTGCTTCCACGTCCTGCTCGGTCCGGTCGGCGAATATTGGGCCGGCATTGTAACGCTGGCCAGCGATCGACCTGCTCCACCATTGATGACTTTGTCGGCATTCATCGAGGCGCGTTGCCCTTGGGTGAGACCGGCAAGGCTGTTGGCATTGTTGAATCGATTGATCTGTGCTGTCGGCCTGACAGGATCTGTCATGAAAGCCTTTCGTTGGTCCGGGGTGGTTTCCGGAGAGAAAGAGACATCAAGATTTCCAACCTGCCGGAGACTGCCGGCCGGAATCTCGGTTGCTGGTCCTGACGGCGGTCTGCTACCCTCAAGCGCATTGGCCGTCTTGAAAGCGTCGACATCTCCCAGCGCTTTACCTCCTGCGTTCCCGGGGCCGACATTGGTAAGCATGACCGGCCCGGCGGTGCGATTCGTGTCGTACGTAGCCGGATCGTTCGCAGGATTTGCCATAGAGAGTGGAACAGCGGATCCAGGCATGGTTACTGCGGGTCCTGCCGTAACTGGCTTTGCAATCGGCGCGGCAGACTGGGTGGTGGTCGGTGCCACGCCAACAGCGTGAGAAGGCATAGCCTGTAATTGCGGTCCAGGTAAAAATACAGGGTCTTTCGGCTGTGAAGTCCCAGCGTCGGGCGGTTTCGGTATCTGAATAGGCGGCGAAGTAGACGCGGCCGCTGGAGAAGTCTCGGGATTGACGAAGTCGGCCAAGGTATTTCCTGTCACATCGGGGCCGACATCTGCTGGTGGCGAAGCAGGAACAGGTGCTGGCGCCGCGGCCACCCCTTGCTTCCTGTCCAGAACCCTTTGATGTGCCGGCGAGGCCCGCCGCCTTCTGTCCATTGCTTCCTGGCCAAGCACAGGATCACCGAAACCTTCAGATGCTGCCACCGGAGTGTTCTCTGGAGTGTACGCACCACCAGAAAGGTTCGGGTCGATCTTTGATACTGCCGACGTGTTGACATGGAACCGTGGACCAGAATCTTGCGGAACGAGATCCTTTAGGCCAGAAACTGCCGCGCCAGCCTGGTTCGCGATATTGCCTGCCTGATAACCAAGAGAGGCCCCAGGGGGAAGTCCTTGCGCCTGCACGCCACCTTCAATAAAACCAGGCTTTTCTTTTCTCGCTCGCTTGAATGCGTCGGTAAAACTTTCACTGACAACCATGAAAACCTCCTTATTGCCTGGTATGTATGTAGGATATTATCCTTAGTATTTTACACCCTTCTAGCCTTTCTACCTCTTGAAAGATATATTGGCAATGCAGATAACGACTTTATGGCGAACCAGCACCCGTCGACGTTTTCAACTCTGATCTTCCACGAGGCACCGTTGGCCTTGCTGCCAACTGGAATTTTTATTACCTGCTGGCCGGTACTATCCGGCTCAATGGTCAATGTCCTGCTCACGACATTGTCTGCAGTGCAGATAACCTTGAGCGTTCCTTGGGTCTCAACAAGCATATAGAGAAACCGCAACCGCTTGTTGCCGTCATAGCCTAATTCAGAGGAAAAGGTCTCGAGGAAGGCATCTATCTGTGCACCTGCGAAATCCGCTGCTCCTCGTACCAAATAAAGACCGTTTGGGCCAGCAGCCAGCAGGCTACCGCCAAATCTGCAAAACGAGTTGAACGGATAGGTTACCTGAGTTGTGGCGATACCCCTCCCCCCTTCAACATTCACATCGAGGTTTGTGAGTGTGGCGATCATATCTGTCACGCCTCCTCATACTGATGACTTTCCGACAGGCTGTTGCTGATGCCGAAATTCGCTGATCTGCTTTCACTGTGGCTGTGCGACTCACTCTGGTGACGGCCAGTGCTATGCGACAACCCGGCGTTGGCATGGAAAGACCCTGCCCATGAGGCGACAGACTGCATGCCGATATTGGCCATGGCCTCGGCGATCTTCTCACGCAGGCCAGCTATCGCCGTAGCGTAATTGAGCGCCCTGTCGTTGACCTTGTTGGCGAAATCGCGGAGGATACTCTCAAGATCCTTTGCCATGCCAATGATGAACTGCGAGTTTTTCTGCGCCAGTTCAGCCTGCATGATCAGCACTTTGCCGTTCAGTTCGGTTCTGTTTCTCGCACGCTCATTTGCCAGTTCTGCAATCTCAGCCTGCATTGCACCTGTCGGAAGTTCGAATCCTCGTGCCGCAAAGAATTCAAGCCTTTCCTGTTCTAGTTTGTCATCGATAATATCCTGCCTTGCCTGCGCCCTGGCAATGTATTCGGCTTCAACAGTAGAATTAACTCCGGTCGCCCCGGCGGATAGATCGTTCAGTAGTCGTGCGAGAAGCGTAGGGAAAACAGAATTATCAGGAGACACCTCGGCCCATGTGAGCGGACCACTGAGCAGCACATTCAGTTGGCCGAGATACCCACTATTGCCATCTGCCCCGAGCAGTTTGTCCAGCATCAACTCGCTATTCTCGAGCGAGTTATTGAATTTTGCCGCTACTAGGCTTTTTGCGTCTTCTGACCCGGTTCCTGAATATACCTCAGTCCCATAAGTGAATGGTGCGATTGGCACCCTATCAACGAAAACTCCCATGGTTGTCTCCCTAAATTAAGCCGATATCAAACAAGGATTCGCCAGCCTTCAGTAACTTGTCCCTGGACAGAGCGTACATTATCTCGCTCAGTTTATTGGTCCCGTTGTGGTAGATAGCCGTTTCCCCTTCAGCGTTTGATTTGACAGCGACCACTATGCCCTGGCTTCCCTTACTCCACCTGTCATCGAGAATGACTGCGGAGAAAAGCTCAGAAGCTGTAAAGGTATCGGGACAGTCTTTTATATATGCGGTATTGATATTCTCAGTCTCACTAAAATTTATCGTTTCAATACTTTTAACTCTAGTATTAAATATAGTTTTTTCCACAGCCAATTCAGGCAAGCCAATAGGATAATTTTCCAGTGGGAGCCAGTTGGCAGGATCTTCGACCGGATGATGTTTTGGATATTGGGTGTCGGCGTAAGTAAAAATACCTGTGTTTTTGAGCATTGGAGCCGACACATCCCAAGCAGCAAACCAACCATTTACAGTATCTTCTGTTGGCACACCCATTGCCGGGTAATCTGGGCCGTCAACAATTCTATTCAGTTGCGTATTAACAACCAACTTTGAGGTTGAATCGAGAAAAACCATATTCTGCGCCGGGATGGTGACACTGTGTTTCGTCCCGAATCTTCCGGTTACAAATCCAGATATACTTTTCCCTTGTCCAGCAGCATTGTTCTGGTCTGTACAAGATCCTCCTTGCAGAAGTTGACAACTGTGGATATTACAACTCACACTTTCAGATAGACTCGCATTACCATTACCATTTACGACATCAGTAACGCCGACTCCATCAATCATATCTATGGTCATACCAACAGTAGTATCTGACCAGTTTGATGAAGATTCGCTCCAACTTATTGACTCCTGGTATTTTATAGGAGTGGCAGAAGTGCAATTAGGGTTGGCACATTCAGGATAATCATAATAATTATGGGTAGTGTTTGCGTCAGAAGAACCGCTTCCGCTTGTCATAGAAAATGATGCTGACTGATACTGCTCATATCCTGAGTTATTGGCCAACTGCGACATGATCAGTGAGGTTTCAACACACGACGAAATATCAAAGCCGGGAAGAGCAGCAATAATGCGAGTTGTTCCGGATAGATATGATGTGTAAAACGTAACTGTCTCTCTATTCAGAGTAGAAATATCGGACAATATCCCAATCGGTTCGAGTATTGCATCAGATCCAGTGTTTGAAATCAGCCCGTCTGCAACATCACCGGAAAATGAAAATAATGACGATCCTGATGTAATCCATCCGTTGTCATAATCAATTCCAATAATCACACCAGCTACAGACCCAGTTGATTCAGTGTGTACCGGCGGGCCGATATCCGGAAGCTTCCACTTCTGCAGCACATGATACCAGCACATGGTTCTTGATTCTAAATCTACAAAGAACCTGTTAGGTGGATTTTTTGAAGTTCCTGTAGCTAAGTCGATATCACCTCCAGCTACGGTTGGAATTTCTGGTGTATAAATAATCGAGTCACCTGTAGCCAAAAAATGATATCCAGCTACGAATCGTGCCGAAACAGACTTATTACCAACTACACTTGTAAGATCAAAAGACCTTACGTAGTTATGAAACATGTAGTCAGGGAAATTGACAACTTGTAAGAACGTCTCGTCTGTAACGAATCTAGCTTCCTTATAATAAATTGTGTCGTCTATCTCATATTCACCGTACCTCGATCCTGGAGAATAGAAGGCAATACTATTGTCTGTTGTTGCAAAAAAATCAATCCAATAATATCTAGTATCGTCTCGAATTACATGTCCTTCATCGTCAAGCTCTATATCGGATGGTGAACCGATTCGCACAAAAAACCTATTATCGAGAACAGTTTTTTCTTCTCTCAGTTTCCGCTCATATGGATTTTTCCCATATATATTTTCATCGACATTTACAGCAATCACTTCTATAGAAAACGATTTCCATACTTCGACTTCTACCCCAAGATATGGAGATACTCTTCTATATCCCTCATTCAAGCCTTGAAATGCCATAGCCTCTCTAAGTGTGGCAAGCTGGCTATGGGCATAACCAAGAAAAGAGGCTTCAACGCTTGAGTTATTGCAAAGAATCTCCTTCGGCGGGATCATTGCGCCAACCTTTTGAACCGGATAATTTCAAGTTCCTTGGGGTTGCTTGCAGTTCCCCAAACCTTGCCAAGTATGGATAAACCACCTGTAGCGATTTTATTATTTACCGCCATTCCAGAAATTTTCGGACACCCCATTACCACACCACCTGAAGAAGAAACAGGATTATAGGCTGACCCTGATACCTTAGGAGACATGGAGATAGCACCTTTACTAACGATTGGGTTTGTCGCCTCACCGGAAAGAAGCATTTTGGGGGCAGTTACATCTCCCAACCCGACATTCCAGACTTTTCCACTTATCGAAGGTGCTGAATGGACTATGTTACCGACAGCCACAACAGGGTTTACCGCGGTGCCGGATATCAACATAGGCGGGGCCACAACCCCGCCTACAGCGTCTAGGACTTCTGGAGGTGCAGTTTTGTATACATGATCAACTGGCAGCAGGGAAGCCAGCCCATACCTATGATGCAGACACCCAAAATATTTTTCTATAGCATTTGTTGGGAGAATTGCTGGAATGACCAGAATTCTAGCAATAGGACCGTTCCAAGCATATGTTGCCTGGCGATAGCAGCCGACGATCCCCTTGGCGTTGCTGAAATTGCACTGACCAACTGCAGCTTGTTCAGTGACTGTGCCATCAAAACCAAACCCCTGAACAGTGGCCGAACGGTAATGACAAGATACACGCCATTCATTTATTACAAAATTTGCTGGCGGAGAAATTGAAAGTGCCCCAGCTGCGTCCCCATCAGCCGCAAAAAAACTTCGATATTTAGTCGCTATGTCACTTCTAGCCAGTGCATGGAAAAAACCATTAGTAGCATTCAGTCCGTTTTGCAGGCCAAAAGCAGCATCGCCTGTGGCACCTATCGATGTGGCCTTATGTACGATGAAAATAGTTACGTCACTGGCGGCATTGAAAATGTTCGGGGTGATCATGTAATCACCGCCGTCAAAATTTAGTACATCCAGGTCATTAAGGTTAGCAACTAATACAGAAGGTTTTGCGGTTGATGTTGCCTGGACAGCATGTAGCTCTTCTGGTGATTGATCTAGCCACTGACCATTTGTAGCAATAGTCGCCGTCGATGCCGCAACCGAGGCATCCAGGTCGAGTACTGGCAGAACTTCATAATCGTATGGGGTCCAGAGAGCCATCCGTTATTGCTTCTGCAATGTGAAATTGTACTCGTTAAGAGTAATTGGATTATCCTCCACGACAACCGCATTGGCGACCTGTACCTCATAAGACGATGTAGTGCCAATCTGGAAGTCGACCCTGGCTGAAGAAGTATCGGCCCCTGTTGTGTATGAATTGTCGTACCACCGGCCCCACGTTGCTATCTTTCCTGGAAGCGGACCGGCTGCAGCAGTACCAAGTGCCTTCCACAATTCGGTCGCATCCTTAGACAAAACGCCATCTACGGACTGGTCCATGTTCAGGCCGTTGGCTGCTTGACCAGGGACAAAAACCCCTGCATCCACAGTAAACAGGGCGAGGAGGTTAACAGACCCTTCGGCTGCGTCGGCGTTGGCCGGCATATTGCCGTCGAACCATGCCATAACCCCATTTGCCATTACGGTTTTTACAGGACCGATAGTATTCACTTTATTGACGAAACCTGTTGAGAATCTCTCTGCCATTGCATCACCAAATTGAGTTATAGAGCCATCCGTTATCCACTACTGTCGCGCCCATTGCGCCGGTTGGATAGATAAGCCTTTCTTCAGTAATCACTTCCAGTTGACCGTCTTCTCTCCCCACGCACACACCGTCATCGCTCGACCACACCGCAGATTGCCCTGGTATTTGCAGAGCTGTCTTACTCAGGTCTGCCAACTCGTGGCACACTGACCATTCGTGCGCCGGTCTTCTGGCCGGTTTTGCAATCCACCGCAGGCTTTTGAAATCATCGGCCTTGGCGATAAACCCAATCTCTTCCGCCGTGCTGACCCACATTCCGCCCTCGACAGCCTTCATCATCACGACATTTGCGCCGAACTGGAATCGCCTCTTGCTGAAATTGAACTTTCCGACAGAAGCAGGTTCAGCGACATAGATGATATTACCCACTGCAACCCACATCGACGTGAGCCAGTATTCAAGATGGGTGGCGATAGGTGCCGGGTAGAATACCCTTTCTGTTGGTGCTCCAACGTGTTCAGTCTGGTCCGGCCAGAAATTAGATACGCCACCTGTGATCATGCCATTCTGAATACCATTGCTGTAGTAGGTCTTCGCTCCAACCTGGCAGAAGGCCACACGATTCCCCTTGATAAGTCCCGAGCGGACTCCAGCAAGAGAGCGGTCGTTGTTGATCTTCATGATGGCTGAATCGACAATCCGGTCCTGCACCACAAATGCGTACCCCTTGTTTCGGAAAAGCGAATGACAAGGGAAATCTGAATTCAGAATTGAATAGCCAGGTGGCAACTCGATGACCCCTGACGCGCTGATCGCGACATCTTTCGCGACTGCAAGATATAGATGAGAAGAAGGTTGGTACTGATCGATCTTGTTGTTCAGCCCGAGCGACCTCTTTATCAACGGCCAATGATCTGTCATATCACTTCACTCCCAACCAGCTGATATTCGTGGACGGTCTGTTCGGGTGCTCCTTGCCCTGCTGTTCAGCGTAATCGTCAAGAAGTTCGATCTTCTCCAAGAATTTCGCTTCGTGTTTCTCGGTATTGACCTTAGCCCCCTCCATGCCGTCTTCAATCTCATTGAAAATTTTGGCGCAGGTGTCATGGATTATCGCCCAATCGAAATCATCATTGTCGTAGGCGCCATCAGGCAGGCTTTCGTCTTCCTCTTCTCCTGGAATCACCATGGGGACCGGTAGGCGGTAGAAGTAAAGCTCGATCTCCGTGATCGCCGTTGGCACCTTCTGGTAGATGAGAGAGCCTTTCTTTGTGGCCACGGCCGCAATATCCCCTGTGTCGAGGCTCAATCCCCCGCGGACCCGCGACAGAGAAACTGTGTCCTTGAAGATATCGATATCCTTGCCGGCCACCCTGGCCATGAACAGGTTCTTGTGGTAGGTCTCGGGGAGCAAAGCCGTCATCTCTCCGACTGTGGTATCCACGGTATCGAATCCGTCCTTCAGGTCTGGAAGAAGAAGAAGGTCAGCGATCCTCTTATTCGAACCGTTGATCAGTTTCAGGATGTCAGCCGGCGTGTCGTAATCAGGATCGTTGACGATGCCGATTACCTTGGCTATCAGTTCGTTGGAGTTCATTCCCTTTCACCAAGTGCATGCACGACCCCGAAGAGCCGTGCAGCACCGTTTGAATTACCGTTCAGATCAGCCGGAAGTAGCAACCGACTCAACCAGGATCGTTACCTTCTTCCCGGCGTTCGCAATGTTGTTGTCGTTGATGACCATTACCAGGTCATGCTTCTCGGCAACTTCCAAGGGCAGGGCAAACGCCTCTATATCCTGCGAGGCTACGATATCGTGTCCCGCGCCGAATTTATCAGGATCATCCGTACCGCCGTCTTCCCGGCTGATATAGCCAAGGTCGATGTCAGATCCAGCATTGAAACCGGCAGAAGCGATAATCCGCATGCGCCAGTAGGTGTTGTACTCGCTCTTTTTGCGAAGTTTCACCACGGTCCCGTTGGTCTCGGCACCGGTAAAGGTGTACTCCAGTTTCTCATAGTTGACGTTGCCACAATGCGATTGATGAGCCAGGTCTTTGTAGCATGCTGCTTCGATAGTAGGCATGAAAACCTCCAAAAGTTTTAATCAGTTACAAGGGGGTAGAGAAATGCTACCCCCTGTTTGTCGAACTATTTAGACCACGGCCGCGTCGAACGCGCAGACACCATAGTCGTTGATCCGGCCGGCAGAATCGGCAAAGCGGATCTTGGCCAATCCCATGATCCAGTCCATCCACTGACGCCACCAGGCTTTCTGGTTGTAGAGCTCGCCGTCCATCAGGAAGTTACCGAAGCCGCCGGGCAGGACCGAGCCGTAAGCCATGGCCAGGGCCTGGCCGCCGAGAATGATACCGCGCTCGACAGTTACGCCATTCGGTACGGTCTGGTTGTTTTCAGTCGCCGCATCGTCATTGGCACAAACCTTGATGGACTCGCCAGCCTGCCAGCCGATGGGCTTGTTGTAGCGCTTGAACAGGATGTTGTCCTTCATGAACATCTCACCCTTGAACAGCGGGTGATTGAACCCGTTGGTCCGTTTCAGGGCATTGGCGACCTGCAGTTGGAAATCGGTCGCGGCGCTCTCGAAGTTGGACCACATCTTGGGCGTGATGAAGGCGAGATACATCGGGTCGGTGCCCGGCTGGGTGTCGGAAGCCCCAAGGCTTACCGGCTGCAGCGGGTGCGGCATCAACTCGATTGCCTCTTTGAACTTCCGAGTATCATCCGGCCCGAAAGTATCGTTGGCGGTAATGGCGGTCAGACCATCAGCACCGGAGATGGACGATGCTGAACCGCAGTAGAACTTGCGGTCAAAGGTCGGTGCCGTTACCGGATTCACCATGATCTTCGCGTAATCCGGATCACTCGCGAGGGGCAGAATCCGGTCGGAAGAGACATAGGTGCCGCGGGCTCCTCCAAGCATGTTCATAGCAACCTCGTCGGTCAGGTCGCCGTGGTACTCGGTCAGGAGCGGGCGGCCGAGCTTCTTCAGGTTGTAGCCAACCTTCTGTTGCTCCATCATCAGCGGAACACGAACCGCCTTATGGCACTGGTCGATTCGCATCTCGAACCGGGCAGAGCTCACATCCTCCTCAAAGCCGTCACGTTTATCGATGCCCATAGAGGGCTTACCGGACAGTTTGTGGATGATGGTGACTGAGACCAGGTTGCCGTGAGACTTGGACAGGTCGTTGATCTGCACAACCGGAGCAGTCGGGGGAGTTTGAACCTTGCCGTCCCGGGCGTCGATCATCGTTGGCGCACTGGCGGTCAGCAGGTTGGGGAGGGAGTGCTGCTTGTGGCACTCCGAGAAAATGATACGGTCAGCTAAATACTGTTTTGAATCGGGCATAATATCCTCTATTTAGATTCCCAATGCCTTGTCGATTTCGTCGCGGACCTTCTGCGGCTGGCTGTTATAGAATGCCATCTGCTTTGCCGGGTCCGTAATCGCTTCCATCTGCGACAGTGGGTCGTTTCCGTTGGACGGTATTGGAACACCACCTGCACCTGAGAGTGAGGGAGCCGGGGGTGCATTCCCGGCCTGCTCTCCAGGCTTGGCTGTGCTCTGAATGACATCGTTTTTCACCGATTCAACCACCTTGGCGAACCGGTCTGCATAGGGGAGTTTCGCGTACTCTGGATCGGCAAGCATCTCGCCATCCTTCGCGACAGCACGAGACCAAAGGGCCTGGCTGTTCTCCTGCCAGTAGGAAAGATCATCATTCGCTTCGATGGCTTTCAGTAATTCAGGATCAACACTTGGTTGAGCCGGTGCGGCGGTAGCGGCAGGCGCGGCCGGTGCGGGCTGGCCGGTTGTGGCCTGTGCCGCCGGGGTGATCGCTTGCGCCTTCAAAATCTCGATCATGTCTGCCAGTTCGTCGCCGAATTCCGTCCGGATCTCATCCATCTTCTCGGGAGTGAATGCTGCAGCCGGATCTTTGACGCTGCCTGGAAGTTTGATCCCCTTGTCCTGGATGGCGGTCTTGATGGCGGTCAGCTCGTCTTTGAGCTGGTTCACCGTGCTTTCCAGCACATCGGCCTTGGCCGCTTTCGCCTGGGTCTCTTCGAGTTGCCGTTGAAGCTCTTTCTTCGCGTGACGTTCAGCCGCCCACTTACTCGGCGGCGCGATGTGCTTCGTCAGGTCCTCTTCCTTGGCCGCAGGTGCGGCGGCCGGCTGTGCTCCAGGTGCGGGTGAAGCCGGTGCCGGCGAGGCGGCTGCCGGTGCCGCCTGCTCTGCCGGGGTGGTTCCCGGTTCGGCCGGTGGCGTCGTTGACGCTTGTGGTGCCGCTGGCTCTTGGGGGGTCGGCATTTGCGCGACCGCAGCCCCTGCCTCTTCGGCCACAAGCTGGTCTTCGAGTGCCCGCATCTGTTCAAGGCTCATCTCGTTGATCTTTGCTGAATCGATTTCTACTGCCATTTGAAACTCTCCTTTCTTGCGTTTTTTACGGTGTTGACGCCTCACGAGGCATGGTTTGCATCCCCATGCCGGGGAGAGACGGGGCAGGTGCATTGCCCGCCGGGGTAGGTGTTGCTACTCCTGATGCACCAGGAGGGAGGGCCTTACGCTGATCAGGCGGCGGCCCTCCATTGTTCCGGCCGGGGGCGGCGCCCATCATGCGGCGGTTGCCGGCGGCCGGGGTGCTTCCTGCTGGCGAACCAGGAGAAGGCATTACCCACTGGTTCATCAGCTTCATATTTCGAATGAGATTGGCGGTTTCCATGCGCTTCTTGAGCGCGTCGGCCGTGGCGTTGGCCGCCTGGGCGTTCTTCTGCTTGGCGCTGGCCTCCAGATCATCAACCACAGCAACAAGCCGTTTCTTCTCGATATCCTTGAGTTGCCTTGCCTCCTCTGCTGCGGCTGCTTCCTGCTCTTCGCGCCTATTCTCATCCGATTCGTAGCCGAGTTTCTTGTTGATCAGCTTGATAGCCTGCTCTTTTTTCGGCATCTCGGATGATTCCAGCCAGAACGGCAAGAGGACCCCTTTGAAATCGTCGGGTATCTTGTCGATGATGGCGGTCAGCCGCATGTGGGTATGCTGCTTGTAGCCTGCAGAGGTGTGGATATCCTGCATTGCCACCTGGGCCCGGAGAAGAGAAACACGATTATTCAGGCCATCGTTCAAGGTCACCTGCTTCTTCTGCTGGCCAATCTCCTGGGGAATGCTCACCATCACCCGGCGCTCGCCGATATCCGTCACGACATGGGCAAACGCAAGATCGCCCACACATTTGCGGGCATGTTGGTAGTTCGCATTGATCTTGCCGAGCGATTGGGCACCGAGTTCGGCGATAGACTCGACAGCGATTCCACTCTGGTCTGCCTCGGTCTGACCTTGGAAAGTCGCGTAGATACCGGAAGCGGCGTTGATCTCTTCTCTTGCCCTTTTGCATATGCCCTCCAGTACCGCGATTTTTTCCCACTCCCTGATTACCTGGAATTCCCGGCCGTGCTTCTTGTTGATCACACCATCAGTGCGGTTGATCTCGAATATTGCCTGGGCGTCGGTCATGCCCTGCAGGGCGTCGTGGTCCTTCTCGATACGGCGAGAGCGGAGGATACGCTGAATCTCCATCGCGGCCCGGTTGTACTCCTCCTGTGGCCCGCGCATGCGCCGAATGAGACCGACAGGGCAGTTGTTGCCATCCTCGCGGCAGCCGAAGAAAGGCACGTAGGGGAAATGGTTATGAGGCTCTGGGCTGGGCCCATCCCATATCAGGTGAGGACCGACGAACCAGGCCACCCGGCAGACATGAATCGGGATCCTCCTATGCAGAACGCCAAAGCCTGATGCAAGAATATCCAGGTGGATCGGATTGTCCTTGCGGAACTCCATCACCGCGCCGTCCTGGGTGGCGAGTAGGTCGCGGGGCTCGACCACCTTGTAATAGACCTCATAGATAGCCACTCGCGGCCGGCCGCTGTTGTTGTCCAGGACCATATCCATCGGGTCGGTGTACTCATTCAGCGAGGTGAACCAATCGACGTG